CCCTGACCACTGCCTGGTAACTCGAAGTATTGCCCTGCATTCTGTGGGGCGGGGTGGGTTGGTATGAAAAGAAGGATACCCATAGGTATTTAAAAAGTAAATACCCATGGGTAAATTTTTGCGGTGTCTTAACTGGTGACTAGTTGTTTGGTGAGCTATGATGCGTTTTGTGCTTTCTTTTTACGGATTTCTTCGTAGATCATATTGTAATACTGTTTTTTCTCTTCAAGAGTTTTTAATAATTTATCCGCTTCACTTTCTGGCAGTTCGTCTAAGAGATCTAAAAAAATACGTTGTCGTGGCGTTAGAACCCTTGTTTCATAACTGGAGGCTGTGTTCGTTGATGATGAAACGATACCATCCATCCATCCCCGGGGTAACCCAAAGGACTCTTCGATAATCTCCACCATATCATCAGCGATCCGTTTTTTTCCCTTTTTCCCCTCTGGGTACAACATTCTTGATACATAAGAAGGCTCGCGCCCGATCTTTCTGGCCACGTTAACCGCTTTACCATCGCATTTCTCATCACGAATTTTGATGAGTTGCTGTCGTCTAAATTCATATTTGTCCATAGGTAAATAATAGATGCGATTACCGCAAGGTAAACAACCTGTGGGTATTGACTTTTGTTTACCTGTGGGTATTCTTTGCTGTGTTTACTAAGGAGTAGCTATGGAAGAATTAAGAATATTTCTCAATTCTCTTTCGTCAGATGAACAGCGTATGTTTGCATGCGAGTGTGGTACCAGCATCGGTTATCTAAGAAAGGCATTGAGTAAAGGTCAAGTGTTAGGGGCATCGTTATGTGTCCTTATTGAGCGAGCCAGTAATGGTGAAGTTACACGTCAGCAACTAAGGCCTTTTGATTGGATGAATATTTGGCCCGAGCTGGAAGATACCAAAACGTTAACACAACCACTTTCTAGGAGCTTGATTCATGAAAATCAAGCATGAACACATCCGCATGGCGATGAATGCCTGGGCGCGTCCTGATGGCGAAAAAGTTCCAGCAGCTGGAATAACCCAGGCTTATTTTGAGTTGGGTATGACGTTCCCAGAACTGTATGACGACAGCCATCCGGAAGCCCTGGCTCGCAATACCCAGAAAATTTTCCGCTGGGTAGAGAAAGACACCCCTGATGCTGTTGAAAAAATGCAGGCTCTGTTACCGGCGATCGAAAAGGCGATGCCGCCTTTGCTGGTGGCCCGTATGCGCAGCCACAGTTCTGAATATTACCGTGAGATCGTCGAACGGAGGGATCGGCTGGTGAAGGATGTCGATGATTTTGTTGCGTCAGCGGTTGTTTTGTATGACCAGATGAATCGCGGCGGCCCGGCAGGGAATGCTGTGGTGATGCACTAAAAGCACGGTGTTCGGGGGTTTTATGAGCAGCAAGCTTCATGGTCTTGTCTGGGAAGGGTGCGCCTTCACCGGCATGATCTTATCCAGGGTGGCGGTTATGGCCCGTCTTGCAGACTACAGCAATGACGAGGGCGTGTCATGGCCTGCCATTGAAACTATCCGGCGTCAGATCGGTGCAAGAAGTGAATCCACAGTGAAATCGGCTATTGCAGAACTGGCGAAAGAGGGCTGGCTGACGAAGGAAGAGCGTAAGGTCGGTGGGCGTAATGTAAGCAATATCTATCGGCTTAATGTGGAAAAACTCGAAGCAGCTGCGGCGGCGGCGCGTGAGTCATATAAACCGAAAAGAAAAATTAGCCCGGCAAAAAATGACCCGTTAACAGTTGACCCGTCAAATATTGACCCCTCAACGGTTGACCCGTCAAATTTTGATGGATCAACTGTTGATAAAAAACTGCCGATTAGGGGGGCGATGATTGACCCCGATCCGTCAGTATTAAAACCTGATCCGTCAGATAAAAGATCTTCTTGTCCGGACGTTTCACTGCCGGACGAAAAACAAGCATCACCGGTCGAGCGATTTCTGGAGAAACACCCGGATGCGCATACCTGGAATGTACCAAAGCGACAGTGGGGAACCCGGGAGGATTTGACGTGTGCACAGTGGATCTGGGGACGGGTTGTTGCGTTGTATGAACAGGCCGCCAGTGATGATGGGGAGGTATCACGCCCCAGAGAGCCTAACTGGACGACCTGGGCGAATGATGTGCGCATGATGCGTATGCTGGATGGACGTAGTCACCGACAGATTTGTGAAATGTTTGGGCGTGTTCAACGGGATTCGTTCTGGGTAAAAAACATCATGAGTCCGGCAAAACTCCGGGAAAAATGGGATGAACTGGTTATCCGCCTGGGGCGTTCGCCCGCGCAGCGTTGCGTGAATCATATTTCTGAACCGGATACCGAAATTCCGCCGGGTTTCAGGGGGTAGCGCACCATGAAAAACATTACGTCAGGTGGTGTTCTGGCAAGAGTCAGCAGATTTGTGCCGCAGGATGCAATCCCTCCGTACCGTACGGTGGCGGAGTGGCGGGAATGGCAGCTTGCTGAAGGGCGTAAGCGAAGCGAGGAGGTTAATCGTCTGAATCATCAGACGCGGGTTGAAAAAATCATTAACCGCTCCGGTATCCAGCCGCTTCACCGGAAGTGTACGTTCGGTAACTACCGGGTGCAGAACGATGGTCAGCGCCATGCCCTGAGTCAGGCGAAATCCATTGCGGCAGAGCTGGAAGGCGGCTGTACGAATTTTGTTTTCAGTGGCAGGCCTGGCACAGGAAAAAACCACCTGGCGGCGGCTATTGGCAACCACCTTCTGGCGAAAGGTCGCAGTGTGATTGTGATAACAGTGGCGGATGTGATGCTGGCGTTACATGGCAGCTACGACAACAAAAACTCGGGCGAAAAATTTTTGCAGGGATTGTGTGGCGTTGACCTGCTGGTACTGGATGAAATTGGCATGCAACGGGATACGCGTAATGAGCAGGTCACGCTGAATCAGATTGTTGACCGCAGAACGGCATCGTTACTCAGTGTGGGGATGCTGACAAATCTTAACCATGCAGCGATGAATACACTTCTCGGCGAGCGGGTGATGGACCGCATGTCCATGAACGGTGGTCGCTGGGTGACGTTTAACTGGGAGAGCTGGCGTCCGAACGTCAGCCAGCACAGGAACTGAGAAGTAATTTTTATCCGGAGGAAGTTTTAATGGAAACCGTATTGCATGCACTGAAAGCGATGGGTAAAGCCAATTCTGTTGAACTGGCGGCGCGGCTTGATATCAGCCGTGAAGAAGTTCTCAACGAACTGTGGGAACTCAAAAAAAATGGCGTTGTTGATAAAACGGGTCACACCTGGTTTCTGGCTGGCGAAGGTGAATCCCGGGTAACCGAAGAGCGGCCAGTAAAATCTGAAGCACAGGATATGCTGACCGGGGAGGTCGAACAAAAAGTTACCGCAGACATGATGATTGAGTTTATCGGTCAGGATGGTGCTAAAACGTGTGAGGAACTGGCGGGTAAGTTCGGCGTCAGTACTCGCAAGGTTGCCTCCACGCTGGCGGTGGTAACCGCAACGGGGCGGCTGGCACGCGTTAATCAGAACGGTAAATTTCGTTACTGCATACCGGGCGCTGATTTACCGGCAGAGCCGGAAGCTGCATCGGTAACGGAAACCGATAGTAAAGCCTTTCCTCAGCCAACAGGTGTTGCGTTACCAGTCCGGGAAGCGGAAACACAGGAAGAAATAAAAACTGAAAGTGTGGCGGTCACAGTGCAGTCACAGCCGTCGTTCACCAGAAAGCATCCGGATGGTCTGATTTTACCATCGCTGCATGTGGCTAACCGCGAGCTGCGCCGGGCAAAAGGTCAGGTTCAGAAGTGGGAGCGTGTCTGCGCCGCGCTGCGGGAGCTGAACAAGCACCGGGATATTGTTCGACAGATTACTGATTCTTCCCGCCGTGTTGTATCGGAAAAGTGATTGCCGGAGGCGCTTATGGCAAAAGTATTTACACCAGAAGATCGGGAAGAAGTGACGGCGCGCATTGTGGAATTCGTGCGCCTGAGCGGACGAGAAACTTTTCGACAACTGGCAGATAAAACGGGTGTCAGTAAGACCGCTATTCGTCGTTTATCTGGTGCGCTTGCGGCCAGTGGTGATGTCTGGCTCTCTGGTTGCGGGGTATTTCCATCAGAGCAGGCGTATCGCGTATGGCGTAAGACACCGGAGAAGGCTGCTGACCCGACACTGATTCGAAAGTTACCTGACGGAGAAATACGTCGTTACAACAGACGGCAGAACATAATTTGTCGTGAGTGCCGCCAGAGCGAAGTTATGCAGCGTGTGCTGGCGTTCTATCGGGGAAACTTTCAGGAGGTGATGGAGTGAGGGTGAGAGTTTATATTGCCGGTCCAATGACGGGATATGAAAATTTCAACCGTGAGGCGTTTCACAAGGCGGAAGAGGAACTGAAACGGGAAGGGCATACCGTCTTAAACCCGGCAGTACTTCCGGACGGGCTGACACAGCCGCACTACATGGATATTTGCATGGCAATGATTCGTTGCGTGGATGCGATTTACATGCTGAATGGCTGGCAGCGGTCAGCGGGCGCTAAGGCAGAGCTGGCACTGGCGGAGAAACTGGGACATGCGGTGATTTATCAGGAGGTGGCTCAATGAGAGAGGTTAACTATGAGGCGCTTCGTGAAGCAGCAGAGAAAGCAACTAAAGGATGCTACATCGTAGGGCATACATCGGGCAATCAGCATGGGAATATAACAGGAGTTTTTTTTGTCAAAAATGGAAAGGAGAACCCGGTGGCGTAATTGCAGAATGTCACGTTAACTGCCTGGTTGAAACAGATGCTCAGGCTTACGCAAACGCTGAATTTATTGCTGCCTTTAATCCAAATGTTGCGCTGGCACTACTGGATGAACGGGAAAGAAACCAGCAATACATCAAATCACGCGACCAGGAGAACGAGGAGATTGCGCTTACGGAAGGGAAGCTGCTAATCGAAAACGGCCGGCTTGTTGCCGATACGCTACGCCACTTAGCTGATAACGAAATCGACTCTGATTATTTTGCTATCACCTCAACGAATGAGAACGGTACTGAAATTGATCATGAGATGGCTATTACCGATTACGCACTGCAAGCTGCCGGAACTGTAGACGAATTGGTTGCGGCGTTGGAATCCGCAGAGAATCGCATTGCAGAACTGGAAGCACGGGAAATATCGCTCCCAGAACGTAGCAGCATGCTTCATCGAACAGATTTTCACGATGATTACCAAACGGTAATGGCATACAAAGTTTCTGAAGTCATCGCTGCAATCCGCGCCGCTGGCATTCGCATCAAAGGAGAGGAGCATGGAAATAAAACCAGAAGATGAGTTAAGCAATATCGTTTTATTTCCGGTAA